GAGATGACTGTTTAATAATTAGTGGAACTTGATTTGTTAGAAAGTCATTGAAAGATTCAATCTGGTGGGAAATAATCTGGCGACCGTCTCGTTGTTCAAAGTATACACCAAGAATATGCTTGAATGATGGGAGGCCTGGATGATTTCCTTTAGTAGTATCCATTTCTAATGTATTTCATTTTATAGACTGCATGATTTAATCAATTTTTTAAGAGAGACCCCCGAGTTTTAATTCTTCTAAAATTCTAGATGTCAGAATCGGCTACAATTAAAAATATATCCATAACTGGATTTGCGGCTGAAGATTTTCAAAAAGGAAAAGGAACCCGACGTAGAAGAAATCGTCGCACAGCGGCAGCGACAGCGGCAGCGACAGCGGCAGCCTCTGAATCTATTGAATCTATGGAGCCTAGCAAAATAACATTTGTTCCTTCAGGAAAAGCAAATATTATTCGTAGTGGTGGAGGAGAACCGCCCGCTGCTCCTGTTATTAAGAATAATATTCCTCCACCCCCACCCCCGCCTTTATCCACAGATCAGCAGCAGCCTCAGCAATCAGGTGGCCAAACAACAAACCTTGTTCTAAAGCCACCAAAGCGCAGGGAAACACGCCTTCTCATGAAGGCACCAAAAGGAGAAGGTATACAAACAAGCCAAACTAATTTAACCCGAAAAAATCTAAAAAAAATAACATTAGGTCTACGAGGTCTTACAGTTAAAATACAAAGAGCTTCAAAACTTCATAAGAAGGTTAGTGATATGAAGAAAGAAGATGTTAAAAAAGTCCTAGTTGAGAAGGGCATTCTTAAGGCAGGTAAGAAGGACCCGCCAGAATCACTTATGAGACAGATGTATTCTGATTATCTGATTCTTACAAGTAAAGGTCTGTGAAAATACTGATATAATATAGGGTCTTGCCGATAAATACTATGAATTTAAAAACTACATATAATATTATTGGGTTTTTAGTGATAATACTAGTGCTTTGCCTTCTTGCGTATTATTTTACACCAAAACAACGCAGCAAAGGTCGCAGAATATTATCTCAGAAAGAACTCGTCCCGTCAAACTTTGACCCATCAAAGTATCTTACGAACGAAAAAGAGGTCACATGGATTATTCATATGTATCCACCAAAACATAATGCAGGTGCTGAATGGATGGCACATGCTATGAATTTATATCTTATAAAAGAGGGCTATACTGTTAATATCATACTTCCCAAGTTTGATCTCGATAATTATCAAGGTGTTAATATTTATACATTTAATGACCCAAGATGTGTTGATGTAATTGGTCGTTCTAAAGTCCTTATTAGTCATCTAGACTATTCTGAAAAGGCTGTAAGAACTGCAAAGGTGACTGATAAGCCAGTCATTTTAGTTATGCACAACTGGCTTCAAAAAGACCACCTTCTGAGATATATTAAAATGTATGATAAAGAACGTATTCATCTTATTCATAATAGCCAATGGATTAAGAACTTATATAATTATCTTGGATTTAATTCTACTGTATTGTATCCACCTGTAAGCTATAATGATTATAAGACAGAAACTACTAGAAAATATGTGACCTTAGTGAATTTGAATAAAAATAAGGGTGGCGATGTACTTATTGAAATTGCGAAGGCAATGCCTGATGTAGAATTTATGGGAGTTATAGGAGCATATGATAATCAAATTATCAATACATCTGTTGGAAATATACATTATGTTAAGAGTACTCCGCAGATTAAGAAATTATATGGACAAACTGATATTTTATTAGTACCCTCAGATAAGGAATCTTGGGGACGAGTGGCAGTGGAGGCAATGAGTTCTGGTATTCCTGTTATTGCGAATCCCACAGAGGGCCTCAAAGAATCAATGAGTTATGCTGGAATTTTTGCAAATAGAGATGATATCACTGCATGGGTAAATGCAATCAGAAAACTTAAGACTAATGAAACATACTATAAGAAAATTAGCCAACTATGTGTAAAACGTTCGCATGAACTTGATCCAGAAGCACAGCTGAATGTAATGAAGCGCTGGATTGAGCAGATTCCTAACTAAATACTTCTTAAAGACCCAGCGCGTTTTAATTAATAAGAATGATGACTCCTCCTGCAACATATAATGATTATAAAAAAGTATATCAAAAATATACCGACTTATATAAACAACAAGTCGCTGTTTTCTATCAGGTTGGCAGTTTTTTTGAACTTTATGACGTTGTAAATAAGACAACCGGTGAATCTTGGTGTAATGTAAAAGAAGTTATTGATATTTTAGGTATTCAACTATCAATAAAATCTGAACCAGATGATCCTATAGAACTTCTCTTCGCGGGCTTCCCAGACTATACGTTACATCGTTGGGCAGCAAAACTCACACAGTCTGGATGGACAGTGGTGGTTGTAGAACAGAAGAAAGACGCCAAAGGGCGCGTGGAAACACGTGAAGTATCTCGTGTTCTATCTGCAGGCACACATCATGAATATGCTCCCGCAACAGAAGCGCCCTATGTTGCTTCAATCTGGCTTGAACAACAACCACAGAGTACTCCAAAATATGCTATTGCTGCTCTAGATTTAACAACCGGGTTTTCAACATCATATGAAGGAGAGACTAGAGGTAAACACAGTGTCTGGTCAGCAGATGAAGGTATCCATTTTTTCCAGATTTACAATCCGCGCGAAGTAATTTTCCACTGGAGAGGTGATTCATTTTCACTCCCTTCTGAAGGGACAATTCGCCGCGTATTTGGCATACAAAAACAGCCAATTCATTTTCGCCATGCCATTCCAGCGGAGCAAGGCCATCTTGAAGTATCACTCACTCGTGAAGAATTTCTCGGAAAACATTATCAAATTCAATCACTACTACCTGTAAGGGAATACCTACAAATTCGTCAGAAAGAGTTAACAGAGCGTTCTCTCTGTTGTCTTTTCCGCTTTATTGAAGATCATTTTTCACTCACCTCTAAGGTTCAGCAACATATCCCATGGAATCCAAATACAACACTCCTATGCGGTAATAATGCTCTTGCACAACTTAATTTTGTATCAGATAATTTGAATGAGTCTATTCTTGGAATATTCAATAAGTGTATCACTCTAATGGGTAAACGAGCAATTCGCCGACGCCTATTATCACCCCTTACAAAGAAAGCAGATATTGAACAACGCCTTCAGAGAGTTGATAGCATGTTTCATATAGAGCAGGCCCCAATTGAACAGACACTTCAACTAATGTTTGACCTTCCGCGACTTCATAGAAAGATTATGAACTTTACAGTGTCTGGTGGAGATGTTCTTAGCCTATATCAAACTTATAAACAAATTCAGGTGCTTACTTCAAAAGTTGATACAGAACTTTTTGGTTCAGTTTTACCCAAAAAGGCAGATATAGAGAATGTATTGAATAGTTGGGAAGTAATTTTTTCAGTTTCAAAAGCTGAAAAGGCAAGTGAAAATATCTCATTTATTCGCGCAGGAGTAAATGATGATATTGACAGATGTGAGCAACAAATTCAGAGTCTCTATTTAGAAGTACATAAATGGATTGAAGTATTTGAATATACTGAATTGCGGATTGAAGAGAAAGACCGCACACCAATTACTATTCGTGGACCAAAACAAGTCATCCAAAACCTTTCAAAGAAACCAGTGCCATCTGGGGATAATTATAAAGGGACAGAATTTAAGCAAACAAAAACTGTAGGGCATTCTATCGAATCTCCTTGGTTAGAAAGAGTAAATGAAAAGATTCTTGGGCTTCGTTCTAAATTAGCATCTTTAGTTGAACAAGTTCTTCCACAAATATGTATCGAATTTTATAATGCTACAGGAGGAGTCTGGAGTACTTTAGAAACCTTTGTGGAAGAAGTGGACTGCTCTCTCTGTTTTGCAAAAGTGGCAGAGGCCAGAGGATTTTATAAACCTGAGATTCTAGATAATACACAGGGGTCTTCTATCAGTGTTGAAAATCTTCGTCATCCACTTATTGAAGGTATTGCTAGTAGAACAAAGTATGTAACACATGATGTTACACTAGATGATGCGAGTTATGGATGGCTTTTATATGGGATGAACGCGAGCGGAAAATCCTCACTTATGAAGGCGATTGGTATAGCAGTCCTTCTAGCACAATGTGGCTCGTATGTTCCTGCGAAGAATATGCGACTGGCTCCTTTTGAAAGGCTGCTTACACGGATTTTGAATGTAGATAATCTATGGGCAGGCCTCTCTTCTTTTGCGGTTGAAGTTTCTGAACTCCGAGATATTTTTCTGCGAGCAGATGTACACACTCTTGTTCTAGGAGATGAACTCTGTTCAGGAACAGAATCTGTATCTGCTACTGCGCTAGTAGCAGCAGGAATTTCACATCTTATCAAACGCCAAAGTAGATTTGTATTTGCTACACACTATCACGATCTTTTCAAACTTCCTGAAATCAGAGGGTTTGAAGGAAATGGTTTGAGTATTTGGCATCTTAAGGTAAGATATGATCCTCAAGAAGATATTCTTGTATATGAACGAACACTAAGTCCTGGTCCAGGTTCAACTATTTATGGTATTGAAGTTGCAAAGGCACTTGGTATGCCTTTAGATGTACTTGATTCTGCGATTAAATTTCGTAAAGCCTTACAGGGTGAGGATGAAAAGAGTAGTCATAGTGGTAGCCCTTGGAATAAAAATATCACTGTAAGGGTCTGTGAGATATGTGGATCTAAAATTACAAGGGATCTAGAGGTTCATCATATTCGCCCACGTTGTGAGGCAGATGGTGGTAAACATTTTGAGGATGGTCTTGGGAGAGATGACAGTCGAAATTTAGCAGTTGTTTGTGCGACATGCCATGATGCGCATCACGCAGGTTCTATTAATATATCTCCTATTGAGGATACTTCAAAAGGTCCACGTAGAACACCAACTTCTCCAAGTGTGCCAAAAAAGATAAAGGAAGAGAAATGGTCGCCTGAACAATTACAAATTATTCAGAAGACAGTTAGTGAATTCTCTTCATTACCGCCTAAGATGTTGCGATTTAAGTTATTACAAGAGTATGATATTATTATAAGTGAAGCATCAATTCGTAAATTTAAACCTATATTAGGGTCGGACACGATTTAGAGCCTCCTGCTGAGCAGGAGTTCTTGAAGAGGGCTGCTGCTGCTGCTGCTGCTGCGACTGCTGCTGCTGCTGTGGCGGCTGCTGTGATGGTGCCCCACCTGAAGAGAAAGTCGCATTAATTACATCAGCCTTATCAGGGTGAAGAGTGATAAAAAGATCCTTTAGAGAGTTCAGAGTAGTTGTTAAAGTATCTACGCGAGTAGTTAGATTACGAAAATCTACACGCAGCTGATTGCCACCATTGTAACCAAAACCATTAATTACAGATGTCATAGTTTCTATACCGGGGAAATAGAGATAGATACATAGATTTACGCACGCATTGAACTCTCAAAATTTGAAAGTATTTATGGCCATATAGGAAGGTAGAAATAGTAGAATGATTATTCCAATCCGTTGTATGAACTGTGGAAATATTATTGGAGATAAATGGCGTTATTATCAGCGTCGTCTACGTGAATTGAAAGGTGGTAGTGAAGCAGCGGCAAAACCATATTTTATGGATACTACAACAATTCCGGATACACCTGAGAGGAAAGTTCTTGATGAACTTAATCTAAAGCGCTACTGTTGTAGAAAGCACTTTCTAACTCAGCGAGACCTCATTGAGAAGTTGTAATCTCGGATAACAATAGGGATAGATAATAGAATGAAGTTTTTTTTACCATCGTTGATAGCACTTATAATTGCGGCTGTCATAGTTTTTGCAGTGTTACCCCGGCTAGCAGCACCTGTACTTGTCGCAATATCACTAGGTATTCTTGGATTTGCGCTTTATCAACATGTCACATTATTCCGTACGGAGTACGCCTTAAGTACATGGCAGGAACAACTTAAGTTTTATGCGCCTTTTGTGATGATTGCTGGTCTTTTATTGGCTGTTCTTACATACTTTGGTGTATTAGCATCAGGTACCCCAACTGCTCTGGCGGCCCCTACATTTCCTTCACCTTCACCACTCCCCCCAGCATCAACTGCAACAAACCCTGTAACTGCTGCGCTTAATACAGGTATTCGTTCAGCAACTAACTTTATTTCCCCTACAAATCAAGGCCAGACTAATAACTTCTCGTTTGGTTTAAGAAATAGGTCGCCAAACCGCTCTTTCTTCTCCCCAGTATAAAACAGAGATGGCCGGATCTAAAACTAGACGCCAGAGAAAGGTGTTGTCAATTCCCCAACTAAGAAAGTCGTTTCATGCTATTGAATCATTTCTCTCTGCGAAGTTACGAAATGGTTCTGCGAAAACAGAGGATGTTCTTAAATCATTTCGTAAAGAGTGGCAGCGTCATTTCCGTAAGAATTTAAATGTAAATGCGGCTCGCTCTTATATCGCGCATATGCGTGAAAAACTGGTAAAACAGAGAGGTGGTAGCAGCACCAGCAATCAACTTGTAGGGGCTCCTCTCGATATGACAACACGTCCAGGCGTGTACGGTCCTTATGGCAATTTCCTTGATTATGTGAATAAGGGTTTCCAAGTTCCTGAACCCGGCATACAACAGGAATGCGGTGTCAAAGATTTCACACCTAGTATTTCTCCTAATATCAGTCAACGGGCTGGTGCGCGTAAGACCCGACGCAGGCAGCGTGGTGGAGTAAATCCCCTAACAGGTGCGCCTTTTGCAGCAGAGTTCCGGCCATTTATTGCCCAGAACCCCATAACAACTCAAGCATCTATTCAGAATAATTTTAAGGCTCTACCTGCTCCTCCATCTGGTGACCCAGCAGACCCAGCTTTTTCATACAAGATGCCACCTTATATAGGCAAGATACCTGGGGCTGATATTGCTGGACTTGACCGAGATTTGTTAAAAGATGTTTCTGTACCATATTAGAAAGAAAGATGGCACTGAACCCTAAGGTACGAGCCTGGAATCAGCACGTAATGCAGACATATCGCGAGATGAAGAAGCGCTCTCCCAGCACTCGTCTAGGTGATGCGATGAAGGCTGCCAAGAAGACATGGAATAAGGGCGGTGCGTCGCCTGCTACCCGAAAGAATCGCAAGGGCAGCCGCAAGAACCGTTCGACACGCAAGAACTAAATAATAGATAAAACAATTATTAAGAATACTGTATTCTGCGTATACAGTATTCTTGATTTTACCTAGCAAAAATAGGTGTTCTCATGTCAACAGAAGAAAATAAAATTCCTGTAGGGGATGACGCCAGACAATTATCAATTTATCTATTGGATACATACTTCAAAACCCAAGAATATCCATTTACAAAGCACCATATTAATTCATATGATCAGTTTCTCGGAAAAGACTTACCTGCAATGATACAGGCAAAGAATCCTATACTTGTTCTTAAGGATAAAATACCAAATTCAGATGACTATAAATATAAAGTCGAGATTTTTGTGGGGGGATATGACGGTACAAAGATTGAGATTGGTTCGCCCACAGTTGCCTTACAAAATACAGAAGAAGTTCGACTTCTATTTCCAAATGAGGCACGTCTACGTAACTTATCATACTCGAGCCTTATTCTTGCAGATATCATTTGCAAAGTAACAATTACAACAATAGACCCAAAGCAGCCTGCTCTTCCAGATATTCAAGTCCACGAAAGAACATTTTTAAAGTTTCCCCTTTTTCGTATCCCTATTATGCTTCATAGTAGTTACTGTAATCTTCATAACAAACCGGCTGAGTTCTTAGAGGAGGCCGGTGAAGATCCACAGGATCATGGTGGATATTTTATTGTAGATGGTTCTGAAAAGGTCCTTGTTACAAAACAAGAACAGGCTTTCAATACTCTTTATATTAATAAACAAGATAGAGATCCGAAAATTTCACATTTTGCGTCAATTAGTTGTTTATCGACCACAACACGAGATGTGAAGCGTATATCTTTTTATTATACGAGGAATTTTTCTCTTAAAAACGGGAGTACACAGGATACAACCCTACAAGTGGGTTTGCCATTTGTGAGAAAGGCTGTTCCTATTTTTGTTCTCTTTAGAGCACTTGGTATTCAGACAGATGAAGAGATTGTTCGTCTTATTTTACCGAATCCAAACTCTCCTGAAACAAAACTTCTCGAACAGTATATTGTAGGAAGTATTAATGAAGGCTATCCCTTTTTGGATTCTTATAGTGCAGTTCAGTACATAAAATCATTGACAAAGGGTTTCAGTGAAGCACATGTTCTGGATGTACTTATTAATCAGTTTTTTATTCATATTGATAGTAGCCAACAAGCCGCGCGTATTACATTTTTAGCAGACTGTGCTCGCAGAATTCTACGAGTTGTTGCTGGAATTGATACAAAAACTGATAAGGATGATATTCGTAATCAGAGATGTCTTGTAAGTGGCTTCTCTACACAGATGCTCTTTTCTGGTATCTATAATCAATGGACAAAGGCTGTAGCACTAGCAATTGATAAACAGTATAACTATAATGAAAAACTCTATTCAGGCCTGAATTTCCTGAATATCTTTTCACCAGGAAATACGAATATTATTTTACAACCTATTATGATTACTCAAGGAATCATGCGCGCCTTTAAGGGAAAATGGGGGTCAGGTATGGGAGAAGATAAAGCGGGTCTTATTCAGCAATTATCACGATTATCTTATTTGGATTTTATGAGCCACTGTCGCCGAGTTGTATTAGATTTTGATACTGGCATGAAACTCACTGGTCCTCGCCATCTACATCCAAGCCAGTTTGGATATTTTTGTACAAGTGAAGTGCCAAGTGGTGCTTCTATTGGTATCACAAAGAATTTATCTATGTTGACCGCAATTAGTACTGCATCAGATCCATCTGCAATTGCGAAGTTTGTATTCTCTAAACACTGGGTTATCCCTTGCAGTGAGGCTGTTGTTGAACAGCGATCAGCATATATACCATTTTTTCTAAATGGTGGTCTCATTGGCTATACAAGCGAGCCTATAAAACTGGCAAAGGTATTGCGACTAATGAAGCGAACTGCCTGTATTTCTCCATTAGCATCTGTAGGGTTTAGTATTAGCGATCGCCGTGTTTCTGTATATATAGATGAAGGTCGCCCCTTGCGCCCACTAATTTTTCTTTCTAAATCTGGTGTGTATCCTCTTGAAAAAATAAAGACATTGAAGACATGGCGCGAACTTGTTTGTGGAACATTAATTCAGGATGTAAATATATCTTCTACAAATTTCGTGGATCCACTTGATAAGAAGGATATGGACGCATATATTGAGGCATTAGAACCGAAGGTAGGGGCAATTGAATATATTGATCCTTATGAGCAGAATGAATCATATATCGCAACATTTCCCGATTATATTAATCCTGAAACTACACATGTAGAAATTCATCCATCTACTATATTATCAGTCCTAACAGGGATAATCCCATTTCCAAATCATAATCAGTCACCGCGTAATCAACTTGGTGATAGTCAGTCTAAACAGGCTCTAAGTTTATATGCGACAAACTTTGATAATCGGTTTGATAATCAGACACATGTTCTCTGCTATGGCGAAGCACCTCTTGTAAGGACTATATATTATGATTATATTGGAAACGGTAAGATGTCTTATGGTACAAATTGTATTCTTGCTATTGCAGCCTTTACTGGTTATAATCAAGAAGACGGTATTGTTATGAACTTAGATTCTATTCAGCGTGGCCTATTTCGTTCAATGTCTCTTCGTTCATATGAAGCATTTGAAGAGGATGATCCTATATCAAAGGCGAAAACGCGAATTGGCAATCCTGGAAAGATTGCATCTTGGACAGATATTAAACCAGGCGTTGATTATAGCAAACTTGATGATAATGGTATTGTGAAAATTGGGGAGTATGTAGATGAACATACAGTTATTTGTGGTAGATATATTCAACTTCCTTCTGGGCAAATCCGAGATGCGTCTGTTACAGCTCAAGTATGGACACGTGGTAGAGTTGAGAAGATAGCAGTACTAGTCTCGCCTACAGGGCTTCGTTTAGTGAAGATTCGTGTGGTTCAGGATAGAACTCCTGAACTAGGCGATAAATTCTGTTTAACACCTGATCATGATGTATTAACAAAGGCAAAAGGATGGATTCCAATATCAGATGTGACAGTAAATGATGAAGTTGCACAACTTAATAGAGATACTACTAAAATGGAATATGTAAAACCAAAAGAAATATTTATATTTGATCATATTGGTGATATGTATAATGTAGAGACGCAAGGTATTAGCTTGAAGACAACTCTAAATCACAGAATGTGGGTTCAAAAACGTGATGAATTAAAGTATTCATTGGTAGAGGCCAAGGATATAATAGGAAAACGAATTCGTTATCAATCGTCCGCACCGACAGTAATGGAAGAAAATGATATTATAATTAATAATTATACATTCTCTAAGGGAACACAGGCAAATGCTTGGCTACTATTCTTTGGTATTTGGATAGCAGAAGGATGGACATATATTAAGGAACTAGATCATATAATGCGAGTTGAATTTTCTGCAAATAAAGAAAGAGTTCTATCTTCACTGAAAGAATCATGTGATATACTAGGGTGGAATTATTCATATAATGAAAAATCAGCCAAATTTTATGTAAATGAGAAAAATATTGCACAGTATTTGGATATATTAAGTATAGGTGCTATTAATAAACGATTACCAAAATGGACATTTGACCTATCAGCTGAACAAAGTAAATATCTAATAAATAGTTTATGTCTTGGAGACGGCCATGAAACAACTACATCACTCCATTATTCAACATCATCTATTGGATTACGCGATGATATCCAACAACTTTGTCAACATGCTGGTTGGACATCTTATTTTGCAAAAAAATGTGAAAAGGGTTGGGTAAGTAAAACGCCAAATAATAATGGAGTTCTTTTTAAAGCAAATAGTGATAATTGGGATATAGGTATTAGAAGAACACGATTAAATCCTACTGTAAATCATGGTCATGCTCGTACACAAGGTGGTCAAAAAGAAGAGATTGTACCTTATAATGGTAAAGTATATTGTTTGAGTGTACCATCAGAAGTATTTCTTGTAAGACGAAACGCAAGAATTGTATTTACTGGCAATAGTAACAGACATGGTCAGAAGGGAACAATTGGTATGTTAGTTCGTTCGCATGATATGCCTCGCACTGCTACAGGTATGACCCCTGATTTCATTATGAACCCTCATGCTATTCCCAGTAGAATGACGATTGGGCAACTTCTAGAAAATTTAATGGGTAAGGGGGCGGCATCAACTGGAGCAATAGGAAATGGTACTCCTTTTATGAATCAAGGTTCACCACATGAGGATATTGGTGCAACTTTAGAAAAACTCGGATTTGAGAAGTATGGAAATGAAATTTTATATAATGGAATGACAGGTGAACAGGTTCCAAGTGCTATTTTTATTGCGCCTGTATTTGGTATGCGACTGAAGCATATGACAGAAGATAAATGGAACGCGCGCGGTGAAGGTAGGAGGGAACAACGTACACATCAACCAACTGGTGGGAGAGGTAATCAGGGTGGCCTACGTATTGGTGAGATGGATCGCGATGCTATTGTTGCGCATGGTATCACATCCTTTACACGAGAATCATATATGAAGCGTTCAGATGGTACATCGTTTGTTGTCTGTGAGGGATGTGGTACAATTCCAATTTATAATGAGCGACAAAGTCTATATATTTGCCCACTCTGTGATGGACCTGTTCAGTTTGCTGGAGAAGGAACAAATAATTTGGAACTTATACCTCCAATTAAGAGAGCAAAGGCGTTATTTAGTCGTATTGAAGTGCCATATGCGATGGTTCTATTAGGACAAGAGATGGAATCATATATGAATATTTCAATGCGTTATTTAACAGAAAAAGGGGTAAGGCATTTGAAGAAAATTTATGATGTTTCTGCTACAGATGTTGATTTGACCTTAGTAAATACACCATTACCAGTAAGACGATTGCCTGCTTTAGCGACTCCATCTGGTACAGAGCAAACAGAGCCATCCTTTGTAGAAAGTGTTACTGCTGCAATAACTGGAACGAATCCAGAAGGACCAGGGCCAGAACTAGCACTTGAATCGTCTCCTTTATCACCTCTTGAGGATGTAAGTGCATTGCCAACAATTCCAAATAATCTGAATGATATTAAACCCTTACAAGATATTTTATTTGAGCAGCCAGCGCAGCAGCAACAGCAGCAACAGCAGCAGCAGCAACAGCAGCAGCAGCAGCAACAACAGCAACAGCAGCAACAGCCGCAACAGCCGCAGCAGCCGCAGCAGCCGCAGCAGCCGCAGCAGCCGCAACAGCAGCAAGAGGTTTCTCTTATAATGCCTATTCAGTTACAGACAACAACTACATCAACGCCCCTTACAGATAATTTAATTGCAGCTCGTATCGGAACGGCGCCCCCACCTGTTCAGGGTGAGATGCCAGCACCGCCACCTGCTGCACAGATTATAGCATCTCCTACTGCGGTTGCCCCCGTGATTATGGTTGATACCACGCCAGTTGCTATGTCTGCTGAAGGATTACAATCGCAACAGCCACCAAAAACTATTCGTATTAAGCGACCTGTAATAGGAGGAGATGGAAGCCAAAATGAAGAACAAGAAAATGCTACTCCTAAACATTATTCACAGGCAGTCTCATTTATTAAATTATCCTAAAGCCTAGCCTAAAAATTGATTAATACTATCCTGTAGGGATACACAGAGAAAATGCAGGACTTTGAACTAACAGATGCAATCTATCGTTCGCGGAAAACAGTTCTAGATATGATGGAAGCACGTGAATATATTACAACTCCTTACAGAAACTACTCGCCAAAGGAAATTACATATATGATGGGGCCGCTTGAAGGTCAAGGTCTTCGTATGGACCTTTCTCATAAGGATGGAACACGAAAGTGTGTGGTACATTATTATTTGCCAAAGATTAAGAATAAGCTCAAAAATTATTTAGAGGCAATGAATGATCCTGAGAAGGCCGAATATCTAAATCCAGAAACAACGGAAGTGATTATTATGGTAACAGAGCCAGTTGTTGATACATTTCACCAGGGAGTTCTTGAAAATTATATAAAGCATAAGTCGCGTGTATTTATCTTCCAGATCCAGACATTGGTTAATGATCCTAGTAAGCATGTATTAGTTCCATATCATGAGAAAGTTCCGGCAGAAGAAGCTGCTGAACTAATGAAGAAGTGGTATGTTAAGTCTAAGAGCCAGTTTCCTATTATCAGATTTCATGCTGATATGCAGGCACGATATCACGGTCTTGTACCAGGTGATATTATAAAGATTGAGCGCTCTTCTTTATCAGCAGGTAAATATACTCTTTATCGTGTGTGTGTGTAGGCTAACTTTTATACTAAATGGTACTTAGATGGGGTCCTGGCAAGAAGATATCGGTTCTGAAATAACACGTCTTGAAAATTATAGAACTAAACTTTTGCAAGATGACTTATCAAGAGCGGGACAACCGCCATCCGATTCTCAGAAGAGAGCAGTAACAACTGTATCTAATAATTTTTTGGCGTATCAAAATGTAAATAGACAGTTATCAGAGATTATTAAACGATCTACACCACCTGACCTTGGTGGAACTCTATCTACAATTGGTTCAAATCAGCAGAAGATTAATTCGTTAAAGAAAGAGATACAACTTGCGAAAAATGATTTGGATGTCGCTAAACAAAGAGATAAACAGATACAATTAGACCCGCCACAGCAGAGTAATTATCAGGGTATTAGTATATATTTTGGGCTAATAAAGCCAGTCCATTTTATAAGTATATCTATATTATTCGGCATAAGTATCCTCCTACTAATATCAGCAGTTCTCCTTCTGAAGGAGAACTTCCTCTTAGGATTTCCAGTAGCAAGTATATCAATATCGGGCGTAACACCAACATCAACTTCTTTTTACAAAGATCCTCGTCTCTATGCTACTATAGCGGGGGCATCACTTATTGTAATTATCTTTCTTTCTCTAAAGATTGCTAATAAACTTCCAGTGCTACCAACCTAAACGTTATCATTTAGTTTAAGAGAATACTTATTAGAGAATGTCGAGCATCTGTGGGGGAGCGACTCCGGCTACAATGACAACACAAGACCTACAGGCGACGTTTGAAAAGTCAATACTGCCTACAAATGTGACACGAAATACGGACGGAACAATTACTGATGCGTCTCTAAAGGCGCATATTAGCAGTCTATCTTCTTCTGGAGTTATTCCTGTAAGGCCCCAGGTGGGGACAATTCAGGGTGGTACACTAGCAAATAATCCAAATTCTCCTCTCGCAGCATATATTGTTAAGGAGAATGAACTTCTTGCTAAGATAAAGCAAGAATACTGCTTCTATGAGGGGCGTTATCGCTATGCTCTGAATGTATTAGTAGATTCCGTTTCACAGGCTTCTCTTCCGGCCTCTGGCGCGTCCCCTACAGGTAATCAGAGTAAATTTGAGGTATATCTCCCTATTACACGTAAGTTAAATCAGAAGTTAAATGATGTTAGTCAGGTAATTAATGCGATTGCGATAGAACGATATAGATTGAGTCGCCAGGATAGTACAGAGATTAATAGTATTAATCAGGCATTAGCATCACGTGCGGCAGATCTACAGGCACAGGCTGCTATTCTAAAATCTGATACATCTGCGGCGGAACTGCGTAAAAGAATGGTTGACTATACGAAGGAGAAGAACAATGCAACAAATAATTTACTAACATTATATGCTGTTCTAAATATCGTTGCGATTGGGGCGCTTGTTATTCTTGCACGTAACTAAGTTTAGCGCTAACAGTAATTTAAGCATAATTACTAGATAAGCATGGCTTCTCCGGCTCTCACAGATGCTATTAGTAATTTACAGACAGCACAATCGGTTGAACTACAACAGTTTGTGACTGACCTTCGGTCAAATCCTGAAAATCTGTCAGCGTATATCAAGAAGAATCGTGACTCGTTAGTAAATGATGTATTAGGTCAGCGAAATGATACATTCAATAAAGTATATGGCGATGCTGTTCGTGCCTCTAATACACAGAATAATATATACTACTACTATACACGAAATAAGGACTTAGATACTCTTCAGAAGGACCTTCTAAGTCGTACAAAGTATGATGCGCAATCAACAAGGCATGATAAGGATCTTGCTCAGCGCCAATTTGAGATTAATGAGTGGTCATATGGGAATAAGATGGACACACTTTTTGTATTTCAGATGATTCTTGTAGCACTTGCTCTCGTTACACCTCTTCTCTATTTTTCCCGACAAGGGCTTATTCCATCATCTGTTCTTACAGGTGTGTCTGTTCTATTTGCTATAATTATTGCACTAACTATCGCAGTTCGTGCACAGTATACTATATATTCACGTGATCAACGTCACTGGAACCGCCGCCAGTTTGATCGCCAGGGTGGGCCACAAATTCCTCCACCAAACTGCGAGACTTTATCAAGTGCTTATGACTCAACCCTGCAGGGAATTCAGGGTGTTAATACTCGAGTACAGGATGCTGGTACTTCTATACTAAATACTTATAATAGGGTCTTTTCATCAGCTAATAATTAGTAATTCTTATCAGAATTAACTTTAATGACTAACTGATAGAGATGAGTACTGTAACAGCTACTTCTTTTGAGAGGGAAGCAATAGAAGCCTCTAACCTTTATACAACGGCTCTTAATATTAAAGATAAGGCTGCTCCAGATTCACTATCAAAAGTTGTAACTGAACAACATCTGAATCTTGAGGACGAGAAAAAAGTGCTTACTGAAGAGTTAAAAAAAATAAGAGGAGAGGCGCAGGCATATGAGCGCGATTTCTTAGATCAGAGAGCTGAGAAGGGCGAAGTAATTGCCCCAATTACAACTGCTGGAACCTTACAGGATGGTGTTCTAAGTTTCTTTTTATTATCATTTTTTCTTTTCTGGATTGTGCTAATCTACTTTTCATTTATACCACCTTATGGAAATACACAGTCAGGTATAAAAATGATTATTGGCTTTTTAATCACAAGTGCTGTTACTTGGGCTCTCATTTATAATTATGCTTAGATCCCTCCGCTTAGACTCCTCCGCTTAGATCCCTCCGCTACCAATTGACTGTTTATCAAAATCTTCAGCCTCTTCCTCTGATTGAAATACCTCAATACCACGAATATTTTTAATAATCTTTGTATTAAGTTTTTCTTCTAGGCGAATTTTAAAGTCATCCGCCTTTAGTTTTGCTCCACTTCCTCCTCCTACACTTGCGTACCATGTATTATACAACTTGTTTACCTTTGTAATAGCAAGTTCGGGCGCCTCAGGATTTTTGCGCACACATGACTCAAAGAACTTTGCGAAACTATCATGGGTGTATTTATACTGGTTTGATACATTCATTACAACTGGAGGAGGATTTAGCCCACCCCTCATATAACGAGTCTCGTAGTAATAAACTAGTAGGCTTAGGAATGACTGTCGCCAGATCTTGAGTTTAGCATCAAGGGTATAATCCTTATAGAATATATTTTTTGAAGGATCATATCGAGGGTCTTCAGGATCTACGAATAGCGCTTCGAAAGGAAGAACACGAATGCGTCGCCAAGTACCATTATCCAT